ACCCGAAAGACCCGTTCCGGCAGGTCGGCCCGGGTATGGGAAATCTGCCCCCGTTACTAAAGTCTGCACAGTATGTTGCCGATAGTGGGATCATGTTGACCACACTCATCGCCATCGTCATCTCGCAAGCGACCCCTACAACTGACAGGCTCCCAAACGCGCTAGAACGGGCTGTGCTGCATTCTTTGCGTCAGGTAGAGTCTGGGGGCCACCCGGACCCAAAGAACGCGGTAGGGGACAACGGCAGGGCCATCGGGCCATACCAGATCCACCGGCAGTACTGGCAAGACGCACTGCAATTCAGGCCCAGCCTTGGCGGAACCTACGAGAGCTGCCGCGAAACCGCGTACGCCGAGCAAGTCATCCTGGCCTACTGGGATCGGTACGCCACACCAGCCATCAAGACGTACGCCAAGTTCCATACCCTCGACCGCCTAGCAACCGCCGAAATCCTCGCACGCATCCACAACGGCGGACCAGCCGGAAACTCAAATCCGAAAACCTTCGCATACTGGTTGCGCGTCAAGCAGCATCTGCGCTAGACTCGACCAACAGTCCCCCGGAAGCGCACCCCCGTAGACCAATAGGTCCGGGGGTGCGTTGTTTTTATTTCCCTATAGCCCGCACAATATGAATCATGCCGAACGACAAATTCGTTCTCGTTGCACTCAACGAACGCGGATATCGCATCGGCCAGACGCACCACAACTCCAAAGTGCCAGACGAAATCATCAGCAAGATCCGGGATCTGCACGAATACCATCGAATCGGATACCGGCGCCTTGCCCGTATGTTCAACCTCAAACGCGCCTTCATCCAAAAGGTTTGCAACTATGCCATCAGAGCGCAAATCCCAGCCCGATACGCCAGAATCCAAGCCTGCGCGTAAGCCCGGACGCCCGCCCACCCCAGTTCCACAGCATTTGGCCGAAGAGGCGATCGCTTGGCTTGAGCAAGGCAAGACCCTGGCCGAATGGTGTCGCTTGCCCGGGAAGGTCGAGCGCAGCACCGTGCATCGGTGGATGGAGAAGGATGAAGCGTTTGCGCAACGCCTCGCGCGCGCGCGGGATAAGGGAATGGAGGTCATGCTGGAGCAGTGCGGAGAACTGGCAGACACCAAGCCGGAGGACAACGTGGAAGTCCAGTGGCGCAAGCTTCAGATCGAAACGCGCCTGAAGCTGCTGGCGATCTACAACCCCAAGAAGTACGGACCCAAGGCGCACCTCGACCACGGCGGCAACGTCAGCATTGAGGTCATCACCGGCGTACCCGACCGTGACCCTGAAGCTTGACCTGAACTACAAGCCGCGCGCGTGGCAGCGGGAATGCCATTGCCGCATGCGCCGTTTCACGGTGCTGGCCCTGCATCGCCGCGCCGGCAAGACTGAGCTGGCGCTCATGGAACTCATCAATGCGGCTATCAAGTTCAAGGGCGATCTGGGTCTGTTCTTCTACATCGCTCCGTTCCTGAAGCAGGCAAAGGCCATCGCCTGGGCGCGACTCAAGCAGAAGCTGCAATCGTTGCTGGTCGGCAACGGGGTCGAGTTCAACGAGGTGGATCTGTCCGTGGTGTTCAAGCACAACGGCGCGACGATTCGCCTGTTCGGCGGCGACAACCCAGACGCCATGCGTGGCGTTCGCCTTGACGGCTGCGTCATCGACGAGGTAGCGCAGATCAAGCCCGAGGTCTGGAATGACATCATCCAGCCGGCGCTGTCAGACCGGAAGGGCTGGGCCGTGTTCATCGGCACGCCGAGCGGCATCAACCTGTTCAGCGAGATTTACTACGCCGCGCAGAATCTGCCCGATTGGCGCGCCTCGCTCTACACCGTTTACGACACCGACTCGCTGGACGCCGACGAGGTTGCGCGACTGAAACGCGACATGCCGGAGACGGCATTCATGCGCGAATACATGTGCGACTTCAGTGCGGCCGGTGACGATCAGCTCATCAGCCTGTCGGACGCAGACGAGGCATCGAAGCGCAAGTACAAGCCCGCAGAGTTTGACGATCTGCCGCGCATCCTAGGCGTCGATCCGGCGCGGTTTGGTGATGACCGCAGCGTCATCGTCAAGCGCCAAGGCTTGCAGATGTTTGATCCCATCGTGCTGCGCGGGCTAGACAACATGACGCTGGCCGGAAGAGTCGCGGCCGTAATCGACGAGTGGGATCCGGACGCCGTGTTCGTTGACGCCGGCGCCGGCAGCGGCGTGATCGACCGCCTGCGGCAGCTCGACTACGACGTCATCGAAGTGCCGTTTGGTGGCAAGGCCATCAACGAATCCCTGTTTGTGAACCGTCGCACCGAAATGTGGTGGCAGATGCGCGAATGGTTGGCGCTGGGCGGTGCCATCCCTCGCGATGCGTCATTGCGCCAGGAACTGTCCACGCCGATCTACTGGTACGACGCGGCTGGGCGCAAGGTGCTGGAGCCAAAGGACGAGATCAAGAAGCGCCTGAATGGTGGCGCATCGCCCGACATTGCCGACGCCTTGGCGCTCACGTTCGCGCACCCAGTCAAGCAGCGGATGCCGTCAGAGATCCGCAACATGGTGCGCGCAGGAACGCAGCGCGAGCATGACCCGTATCGCGTTCTTTGAGGTATCCGTATGCCAAAGCGCGTTGCATACCGTTCTCGCATGGTGCGGATTGATCTTGCGGATCCCGGAGTGGTCATTCCGGCGATCACCAAGTTGATGATCGACAACTGGGACGAGACGGGTTTCGACTTTGAATTCCGTCCCTCAGTTGACATGTATCGCCTGGCCGTCGAGGCCGGCGTGATGTTCGTCATGGTGGTTGCGCTGGACAACGAGATCGTCGGCTATTGCAGCATGGCGATACATCCGCACATGCACAACCCAGACGTCATCATGGCGGCGAACGATGCGTTGTTCGTCAAGAAGGAATACCGGGGCATCATCAGCGGCCGACTGATCCGCGCCGCCGAGCAGGAAGCGAAGAAACGAGGTGCCACGCGCGTGCTGTGGCACACCAGGGCAGGAACCTCGCTGGCCGCGATGCTGGAGCGTCGTGGATACAAGCCGGCGGATGTTGTCGTAATGAAGGAGCTTTGAAATGGGCATTGAAGCAAGCGTGCTAGTTCCGTACTTCATCGGTGCCATGGCAGCGTCCGCTGCCGCCGGTACGGGCTACAGCATTTATGCCGGCGAGCAGGGTCGCAAGGCCCAGCAGGACGCAATGGCCAAACAGCAGCAGGCGCAGAAGCAAGCCGCCGCGGCCGCAACGTCGCAGGCCCGCAAGAGCGAGATGGCGATGAACGCGGCCAATCGCGCGCAGCCAGACGTGTCCGCGATCATGTCTGCCGCGACTAAGGGCGCTGCCGGCGGGCCCGCTGGCACCATGCTCACGGGTCCGACTGGCGTTGATCCCAACGCACTGTCGCTGGGCAAGAACACGCTGCTGGGTTCCTGACCATGAGCGCATACACAGGCGACGCGCAGTCCTATCCCAACGCACCCAAGCGCAGCCAGTTGTGGACGCGCTGGGGTCAGCTCAAGACCGAGCGCGCGACCTGGTGGGCGCACTGGCAGGAAATCACCAACTTCCTGCTGCCTCGCAACGGACGTTATTACCGGCAGGACCGCGACAAGGGCTGGCGGCGGCACAACAACATCTACGACAACACCGGAACGCGGGCGCTTCGCACGCTAGGAGCAGGCATGATGGCTGGCGCGACCAGTCCCGCCCGCCCGTGGTTCCGGCTTTCTACCGGCGATCCTGGTCTGAACGCATACCAGCCCGTGAAGGAATGGCTGGATGACGTGACCAAGCGCATGCAGATCGTGTTCCAACGGTCGAACACCTACCGCACCCTGCATCAGATGTACGAGGAGTTGGGCGCATTCGGCACCGCCGGATCGATCATGCTGCCCGATTTCAACAACGTGATTCATCACTACCCCGTTACCTGCGGCGAATATTGCATCGCGCAGGATTTTCAGGGCCGGATCTGCACGCTGTATCGCGAGTTTGAGAAAACCGTGGGCGAGATCGTGAAGGAGTTTGGCTACGAGAACTGCTCCAACACGGTCAAGAACATGTACGACCGTCACAACCTGGACCAGTGGATTCCGCTGATCCATGCGATTGAGCCGCGAGCAGACCGCGACCTGAACAAGCGCGACAGCAAGAACATGGCGTGGGGATCGTGGTATTTCGAGGTGGGTGGCGATCCGGGCAAGTTCCTGCGCGAGAGCGGATTCAACGAATTCCCGTGCCTTGTCCCGCGCTGGGCCGTGGCCGGCGGCGACATCTACGGCAACAGCCCTGGCATGGAAGCCCTTGGTGACATCAAGCAGCTCCAGCATGAGCAGCTCCGCAAGGCGCAGGTCATCGACTACCAGACCAAGCCGCCGCTTCAGGTTCCGATCAGCATGAAGAACCGCGATGTTGAGACGCTGCCCGGTGGCATCACCTACATCGACGGCGCCAGCCAGGGGATCAAGACGGCGTTTGAGGTGAACCTGAACATTCAGCACCTCCTGTTCGACATTCAGGACTGCCGCGAGCGCATTCGCGGTTCGTTCTACGCGGACCTTTTCCTCATGCTGGCCAATGCCACCGACACCCGGATGACAGCGACTGAAGTGGCCGAGCGGCATGAGGAAAAGCTACTGATGCTTGGCCCCGTTCTTGAGCGGCTGCACAATGAGCTGCTGGATCCGCTGATCGACCGCACCTTCACCTGCATGCTTCAGGCTGGCCTGATTCCGCCAGCTCCAATGGAGTTGCAGGGAATGGATCTGAACGTGGAGTTTGTGTCCATGCTGGCCCAAGCCCAGCGCGCCATTGGCACCAACAGTGTTGACCGTTTCGTTGGCAACCTTGGCGCCATCGCACGGTTCAAGCCGGACGTGCTGGACAAGTTTGACAGCGACCAGTGGGCCAACATGTACAGCGACATGCTGGGAATTGACCCGCACCTGATCGTCGCGGACAAGGAAGTGGCGATGGTGCGCGATGCACGCAGCAGGGCGCAGGCCGCGCAGGCGCAGGCCCAGATGCAGCAGCAGCAGTCGCAGACGGTCAAGAACCTGGCGCAGGCTCCGACATCGCAGCCCAACGCGCTTCAGGACGTGATGAACATGTTCAGCGGTTACCAGTCGCCATCTCCGCTTGAGATCTAACAGTGCCACGCATTCCGGCCAAGAAGAAGAAGCCCAAGGCAAACAAGGCCACGGGTGAAATCATCGTCGCTGGACGGCCGAAGTATGCCGAACGCAAGCGCGGCTGGAATGTCACGCACCACACACAGAACGTTCATGTGGTGCAGGTTCAGCGCGACAACGCCAAGAACTTTGAGCAGTGGATCTTGCTGGTCGCGGACAACCACCACGATTCGGTGAGCGCCGATCACGCGATGGAGAAGCGGCTGCTTGAGGAAGCTGTACGCCGAGATGCCATCATCATCGGGGTGGGCGACCAGCTCGATTTGATGCAGGGCGTCAACGACAGGCGGGCGGCCAAGTCTGCGCTTCGGTCCAGCCTGCTTGCGGACAACTACTTCGACAAGGTGATTGAGCAGGCGGCAGACTTCTACGCTCCGTTTGCAAGCCATTGGGCGGTCATGGCTACTGGCAATCACGAAACCGCCTGGCAGCGACACAACTCGTCCAATCCGACCGAACACCTTGTTCGTGCGATCAAAGACCGTGCTGTTTCGCCCATCGGTGCCGGCGGCTACGGGGGATGGATCGTGTTCCAGATTCGGGTTGGCGGATCGCAGTTGGCATACACGATGCGCTATCAGCACGGGACTGGGGGTGGAAACGCCTTTGCCACCATGGGCGCCTTGGACGCCAAGCGCATGTTCTCATGGCTTGAAGGCGTGGATTCCATCGTCATTAGCCACAACCACGCCAGCAACGTAATGGGCATTGCTCGCGAGTTTCTGAACACCCACAACGGCGTGTACCGGGTCGAGAAGCGATACTGCGATTTCATCCGCGTGGGCACGACCAAGGATTCGTGGTCTCATTCGCAGGGTGCCGGCGGTTGGGAAGTTGAGAAGGGATTCGGTCCATCGCCGTCACGCCAGAAGTGGGTGCGCCTCTTCATTCGATGGGAACCCATTGAGAACCGATCTGGCTTGCGGCAAAGCGGTCGGCCACGCCTGTGCTGGGAAGTCACCGATGCACAGTGAGGCACGTTTGACCATCAACGGCCGCAAGTGGCGCGTGCGCCTCGTCCCGGCACGCGAGATGCCACGAGACGCGCTCGGCGATTGCGACCATCCGCCTGGGCCGCATCCGACCATTCGGGTTCGCCGCAACCTGTCGCAGCAGCGTCTGACCGAAATCGTGGCCCACGAAGTCCTCCACGCTTCGGTGCCGGCCCTGTCCGAAGAAAGCGTAACGACCGCCGCAGCAGCCATCGGACGCGCACTCTTTGCGCTTGGATGGCGACGTTCACCCCTACAATCACGCACTAACTCATAAGGAGCCCCAACATGGCAATGCCCGCAAAGTCCACCCTGCTCTACGGCGATGATTCGGCAAAGGATGCCGGAGGCGCCAGCGCGTTCGTGTCCCGCATCATGCACGCCGCGAATGCCATTCACATGCACCACCTGATGGTCGAAGGCCCGGGATCGTTCGCGCAGCACATGGCTCTGGGCGTGTACGACGATCTGCGCGAGGCTGTGGACGGTCTGGCTGAGGCTTACATGGGCTGCACCGGCAACAAGCTGAAGTTCAGCGGCGGCTCGTTTGAGCTGGCTGCCAGCCCTCTCGCCGAGGTGCAGGCGATCTACGATTACCTCGAGCAGAACCGCAGCCTGATGGGCAGCGAAAGCCACATTCAGAACGAAGTGGACGCGATCTGCACCCTGATTTCCACCACCCTCTACAAGCTCACGCGCCTGGCGTAAGGAGCAAACATGGCTGTTCCAGCAATCGGAAACGCAACCTCCCCGGTCAATTACGACTACGCATTCGTCCCCACCACGGGCGTTGATTTCCCGAGTGGCGTGTGTCGCGCGCTATGGATTTCCCACAACGCCGCCGCGACGTTCACCGTGATTACCGCAAACGGCGATTCTGTGGTGATCCCAATTCAGGGCGGCGCAATGTTTTTCCCGCTGCGCGTGAAGCAGATTTCCGCAAACGCCAATGCGGTGAGCATTGTCGCGCTGTATTGATGCGGTATCCGTAGTTGCCAAATAAGTGACTACCGTTTCACCGTGAGCAGTTACGACCCCCTCGACATTCGCGGCCAGGAAAAAGCCAAGGCGGAACGGGAACTCCGCGACCGGCTTGATTACGAAACCGAGGGGGAGGACATCAAGTGGTTGATGAGCGACAAGCGTGGTCGCCGTGTTCTTTGGCGATTGATGGATCGGGCAGGCGTCTTTCGTAGCAGTTTCAACACCAACGCATTGGCCATGGCCTTTGCCGAAGGAGAAAGAAACTACGGGCTTCGCCTGATGTACAGGATCCACAAGCTTTGTCCGAATTTGTACCCCGTGATGATGAAGGAAAACGGCAATGAACGAACCAACAGCGACACCAGCGGAAACAACCAGTAACGCTGCTGCGCCATCGGAATCCACCCTTGTGGTGGATGGTCAGATTGCGGACGCCAAGCAGGACCAGGCACCCGTGGATGCGGGCAAGGCTGGCAATGACGAAGGCAAGACGGCGGATGCCCCAAAGGGAGCGCCGGAGAAGTACGAATTCAAGGCGCCTGAAGGCCGACAGTTCGACAACGAGGTGATTGCCTCGTTCTCCGAAATTGCCAGGGAATTGAACCTGACGCAGGAATCCGCGCAGAAGATGCTGGACAAGGTTGCGCCAAAGATGGCGGAACGTCAGGCCCAGCAAGTCGAGGCGATTCGCCAAGAATGGGCGTCGCTTTCGCAGAACGACAAGGAATTCGGCGGTGAGAAGATCACCGAGAACCTGTCGGTTGCGAAGCGGGCGCTTGACACGTTTGGAACGCCCGAACTGCGATCACTTCTCAATGACTCCGGTTTGGGGAATCATCCGGAATTGATCCGGTTTTTCTACCGAGCCGGCAAGGCAATCAGCGAGGACAGCAAGGTGATCGGAACCGGATCGACCGCGCCAAGCAAGGCCGGCCCCCGCGATTTCGCTACCGCAGCTGCCGCGCTGTACGCAAACCAAAACTCCTAACACAAAGGAACCATTCACATGGCAACCGCACTTTCTACCACCAACCTGACGCTGGCCGATTGGGCCAAGCGCACCGATCCCGATGGCCGCATCCCGGTCATCGCGGAACTGCTTTCCCAGAGCAACGAGATCCTTGAGGATTGCGTGTTCAAGGAGGGCAACCTGCCCACCGGCGACCGCGTGGTGATCCGCACGGGTCTGCCCACCGTTTACTGGCGCGCCCTGAACCAGGGCATCCCGAACAGCAAGTCCACGACCGCGCAGGTCGATGAGGCTTGCGGCATTCTGGAAGCCCGCAGCGAGGTCGACAAGGATCTGGCGATGCTGAACGGCAACACCGCTCAGTTCCGCCTGTCTGAAGACACCGCCTTCCTTGAGGCGATGAACCAGACTCAGGCCACCACCCTGTTCTACGGCAACCCCGCCACCGATGCCAAGCAGTTCCTTGGCCTCGCGACCCGCTACTCGTCCACCACCGCCGGCAACGGCCAGAACATTCTGAAGTCTGGCGGCACCACTGCTGGTGCGCAGACCAGCGTGTACCTCGTTGTGTGGGGCGACCAGACCGTGTACTGCCCCTTCCCCAAGGGCAGCAAGGCTGGTCTGATCCACGAGGATCTGGGCGAGCAGACCGTGTACAACAGCGACGGCACCCGTCTCCAGGCGTATGCCACCCGCTACCAGTGGAAGAACGGTCTGGTCGTGAAGGATTGGCGCTACGTCGTTCGCATTGCGAACATCGAAGTGACTGATCTGCTTGGCCAGACGGGTACGCAGGCTTGGAACACCAGCACCAACATCATCAAGCTGATGGCCCGTGCCCTGTACCGCATTCCGAACATGTCGATGGGTCGTGCGTGCTTCTACATGAACCGCACCGTCCACAGCGGCCTGTCGGTTGCGGCGCTGGATCGCAGCCAGTACGTGCTGAAGGTGAACGAGGGTCTGTCGCAGTTCGGCACCCCGTACAGCTGGCTGTCGTTCCTGGGCGTTCCCCTGCGTCGCGTTGACGCCATCCTGAACACCGAGAGCGTCGTGTCCTAATCGGAACGACCTGAACACGAAAGGAAAACACTCCAATGATGAACGACGCACTTGCACGCCTGTCCGGAACGTCTATCGGCACTGCGCCGACTTGGACGCCTACTGCTCAGGCCATCACTACCACTGCGATTTCGGATTACGCCTTCGACACCCGTTCGCCCACCAACGTGAACGGCGGCACCACGACCACGCAGATGCGTGATCTTGGCGAAGGTCAGGATCTGTACGTGTCGCTGACCGTTGGCACGGCTTTCACCGCTGCCGGCGCTGCGACTCTGACCCCCACCGTGGAGCTGTCCGACGATCTGTCGGGTACCAACACCGTGGTCATCGGAACCTTCGGAACCATCGGCAAGGCGGCCCTGACTGCTGGCGCGAACTTCGTGGCCCGCATCAACCCCCGTCTTGGCGCCCTTGGCACCACCTACCGCTACATCATCGTGCGGTACACCGTGGCCACGGGTCCGATGACTGCCGGCGCTGTGTTCGCAGATATCGTCACCGACATCTACGACAGCACCAAGTTCTACGGCAGCGGCTTCAGCGTGTCGTGATGTGAGGATCAATCATGCCCAAGGTTCGTGCAATCACCAAGTGCTTCATTGACAACGCGCTCCGCGAGGAGGGCGAGGTGTTTGAGTACAACGGCGCCAAGAATGTGTGTGTTGAAAGCTTGGATGCCGTGACCGTGCCGGAGTCTGAGGAGCCGCAGCCGGAGCGTCGGAAGCCCGGTCGGCCCCGTAAGGCATCGGCAAGCACGGACGGCGAGATGGGCTGATTGGGAATGAGGTAGCCACGCAAAACGAGGGGTGCCGCTGGGCGACCACGGCACCCCTCGTTTCACTAGGAGATCGCCATGGCATCAGTTGTTGACATCTGCAATCTGGCGCTGGGCCACCTTGGCGACAACGCCACCGTTTCCAGCATCGATCCGCCTGAGGGTTCCGCGCAGGCCGAGCATTGTGCCCGGTTCTATCCGATTGCCAGGGACACCCTGCTGGAAATGCACTCATGGAACTTCTCTGTTCGTCGTTCCGCACTGGCGCAGCTGACGGCGGATTGGCCGGAATGGAAGTACGCCTATGCGCTTCCCGGCAACGTCATCAACGTGATTTCGGTGCTGCCGCAGGACGCGGCCGACGATTACGCGGCACGGTTCATCCCAACGGATACGCCAGTGTTTGCCCACAACTATTCCCCGGTGATCGCTGCTGGCCGCTATGTGCCGCAGCCGTACACCATTGAAACCAAGGACGATGGCAGTCAGATCCTGTACACCAACATGGAGAACGCCGTGCTTCGATACACGGTCCACGTTGATGATCCGACGCTGTTCAGTCCGTTGTTCACGATTGCGCTGTCGTGGCATCTGGCATCCATGCTGGCTGGACCCGTCATCAAGGGCGATCAGGGTGCCGCCGAGGCCAAGCGATGCCAGCAGATGACCATGGCGTATCTCCAGCAGGCCCGTGCTTCTGACGCCAACCAGCGCAAGATCAACGTCGAACACATCGTGCCCTGGACGAGCGGACGCTGATCCATGCCAACCACCCGCACGCTCAACCGATCCTTTGCCGGCGGCGAACTGTCTCCGGAGATGTTTGGCCGCATTGACGATGTGAAGTATCAGACTGGTGCGGCAAAGGTACGCAACATGATCGCGGTGCCGCAGGGTCCGGTGCAGAACCGACCGGGCCTTTCGTTTGTGCGAGAGGTCAAGGACAGCACCAAGCAGGTGCGGCTGATCCCGTTCACCTACAGCACGGATCAGACGATGGTGATTGAACTGGGGAACCAGTACATCAGGTTCCACACGCAGGGCGCCACGCTGATGTCTGGCGGCGTGCCATACGAGATCGCCAGTCCGTACCTTGAGGCTGACCTGTTTGACATCCATTACGTCCAGTCGGCGGACGTGCTGACGCTTGTGCATCCGTCGTATGCGCCGCGTGAGTTGCGTCGGCTTGGCGCGACGTCGTGGACGCTGACCGAAATCACGTTCGGTGCGACGATTGCGGCGCCGGCATCCGTGACCATTACGGCATCGCCTGGCAGCAGCATCAACATCAGCAACGTGAGCAACGCCAATCCGGCTGTCATCACCATGGTGTCCGCGCACGGCCTAGTGGTCGGTGATAGCGTGTACATCAAGGGCATCGGTGGCATGACGCAGTTCACCGACGGGTTCTACATCGTCAGCGTCGTTTCGACGTATGCCATTTCGGTGCGAACCTACAACGGTGGGCAGCAGGTTGATAGCAGCAGCTGGACGCCATACACCAGCGGCGGATCGGTGCAGTACGGATCGCAAACGGCCGACGTGGACAACTATTACGTTGTCACATCGGTCGCTTCAAACGGCATGGACGAGAGCGTGCCGTCATCGTCGGCGCACGTCGTGAACAACTTGAACGTCACCGGGTCATACAACACGGTGTCGTGGGCATCGGTTGCGGGCGCGGTGCGCTACAACATCTACAAGCGCCAGTCCGGCCTGTACGGGTACATCGGACAGACCGATGCGACAAGCTTCGTGGACAACAACATCGCACCCGACATGGGAATCACTCCGCCGATCTACGATCTGTCGTTTGTAAAGAACGGCATTTCAAGCGTTCCGGTGACGAATGGCGGATCTGGATACGGAACGTCCTTTACTGGCGGCGCGTTCTCTGTCATCAACGTTACCAATCAGGGCAGCGGATACGTCGCGCCGACGCTTACGGTGGCCGATCCAACCGGAACCGGAGCGGCATTCACGGTCAATCTGACGGCTGGCAAGATCACCAGCATCACGATCAATACTGCTGGCAGCGGATATACGGCACCGATCTTCACGCTGGCTGACTCCGCCGGCACCGGTGCCGTGCTTGCGCCCGTGCTGACGCCAGTTGTGTATGGAACGGTGACTCTAGGCGTGACCGATGCGACCGGAACTGGCGCATCTTTGTCCCCGGTCATTTCGGGCGGCGTGATTACGGGCGTGACTGTGGTGTCGCCAGGATCGAACTACACGGCGCCGACCGTGACGGTGACGGCCGCTGCCGGCGGATCCAGTGCCACGTTCGGTACGCCGACCCTGACGGGCCTGAACTACCCCGGCGCCGTGTCGTACTTTGAGCAGCGCCGCGTGTTTGCCGGATCGACCAATTCGCCGCAGCAGTTGTGGATGACCCGTTCTGGAACCGAAAGCGATCTGTCGTATTCGCTTCCGCTCAAGGACACCGACCGGGTGTCGTTTGAGGTTGCCGCGCGCGAAGCCAACACGATTCGGCATGTCGTTCCGCTGACGCAACTGGTGCTTCTGACAAGCGCAGCGGAATGGCGCGTCAGTCCGATCAATTCGGATTCCATTACGCCGACCACCATTTCCGTGCGTCCGCAATCGTATATCGGTGCGTCGAATGTCCAGCCGTCGATCATCAACAACAGCCTGGTCTACTGCGCCGCACGCGGTGGCCATGTCCGTGAACTTGGCTATTCGTGGCAAGCGAACGGATTCATCACCGGCGATCTGTCGCTGCGCGCGGCCCACCTGTTTGATATGTACGAGATTTCGGACATGGCATATCAGAAGTCGCCGCACCCGCTGCTGTGGTTTGTGTCCAGCGGAGGCAAGCTGCTGGGCCTGACATATGTTCCAGAGCAGCAGATTGGCGCGTGGCACCAGCACGATACGGACGGCACGTTTGAAAGCGTCACTTGCGTCGCAGAGGGCGAAGAAGATCACGTCTATGTCGTGGTCAAACGAACCATCAACGGGCAGACCAAGCGATATGTCGAACGAATGGCGAGCCAACAGGTCACGACGCTTGAGGATTGTTTCTATGTGGATTCGGGCCTGTCATATGACGGGACGAATACGACGGCCACGACGGTTGCCGTTTCGGGCGGCACGACCTGGGGGCCGTCTGATGCGCTGACGATCACGGCATCGTCGGCAATCTTCTCGTATCCGGGTACGGCAGACGTTGGCGATGCCATTGTTCTGACCGCATCGGATGGATCGAAGTATCGCCTTCGCATTACCTCGACCAGCTCCACGACGGTTGCTACAGCTCGCGTGGACGTGACGCTGGCAGCGTCGTTGCGTAACGTCGCAACAACTGTCTGGGCGTTTGCGCGCAACAGCGTCAGCGGCCTGACGCACCTTGAGGGCAAGACTGTCAGCATTCTGGCAGACGGCGCTGTCATGCCGCAGCGCGTGGTTACCAGCGGCACGGTCAGCATGGATCGCGCAGCGGTGGTCATTCACGTTGGGCTGCCGTATGACTCCGATCTACAGACGCTGCCGCTGGCGCTGAACATTGATGGCGCGGGCCAAGGCCGTTACAAGAACGTCAACAAGGCGTGGCTGCGCGTGGTCAATTCATCCGGCATCTTTGTGGGGCCAGATGCGGACAATCTGGTGGAAGCCAAGCAGCGCACTACTGAACCGTATGGCAGTCCGCCGGCCATGAAGAACGACGAGATTCTTGTGGTGCTGACGCCGACCTGGCAGGCTGGCGGTCAGATTTATGTGCGGCAGAGCGATCCGCTCCCGCTGACCATTGTGAACATGACTTTGGAAGTCACCATCGGAGGCTGACATGGGTTTCGTTTCCACATTCCCCGTGCCCGGAAGCATCGGAAGCATTGGTGGTCCGGGCGCATCTCTGATGACGGCTGGGCCGCAATACCCAGCACTGAACGAGATGATGGCGCAACGCATGGCTGAACCGCTTGCGACTAGCGCACCGTCGTTCAGTAGTCAGTTGGCGCAAGGATTCACAACTATTGGTCCGCTCATGGCGATCTTTGGCGCAGCAAACAGCGCCATTGGTTCGTTCTACAGTGCGCAAAGTCAGCAGAATCAGCTGAAGATGCAGGCCCAGAATCAGCGGTTTGCCGCTCAGATGGCGCGCATCAACCAGCAGCAGGCTGAATACGCGGCGCAGCAGGCGGGGTACCAAGGCCAGCTGGCGTTCGGCAGGTATTCCATGGGCGCCGGCCAGCAGAGGGCGTCGGCACAGGCGGCGTTGGCGGCGCGCGGAATTCAGGCTGGCAAGGGCAGCGCGGCCGAAATCATGGCCAGCATGGATCTGACGAAGGAAATTGACCGCCTGACCATGAACGCCGCAAATGTGCGTCAGCAGGAAGCCATGCGGATGCAGGCGTTCAACATCGGCGTCGGAGCAACCATGGCAGACATTTCCGCCGCCAATCTCCAGGCGACTGCTGGAACGATCTATCCGGGGCTGTCCATGGGAACCAGCTTGCTGACCAGTGCAGCCGACATCGGCAGCACTTGGGCGCGCAACAAACGCATTGAGGAACTGCTTGGTGGCGTGTCCACCAAGAGGATGTAAACCATGCCAACCGTACCAACGTCATTCCTTCCCAGCGTCGCACCCGCATCCGGCGTTGACATCGGACAGTTTCAGGCGCCGCAGGTGGCCGTTGCCGAGAACCTTGCTGCCGAGCAGGAGGCGCGCTTTGGGCAGGCAATGACGCAGGCCGGCAATGTGGCGTTCCGCGTCGGCTCTGCGATTCAGGATGATATTGACGAAGCGCAGACAAAGGAAACCGACACGTGGTGGCTGGGGCAGGCGAACGAGATTTTGAAGGGCAAGTCCGGGTATCTGCGAACGACGGGCAAGGACGCAGATGCTGCGTATCAACAGGCCAGCGACGCGCTGTCAGCGTCTGCCGAACAGGCGATGGGAAGGCTTCAGAATGACACGCAGCGTTCCATGTTCAAGGGCGTGCTGGCCAGGAACATGATGGCGTTTCAGGGGCAGATGACTGAACACCGTGATCGTGAGGTCAAGGTCTATGCCACCAACGAATCCAAGGCGCGAGCAGAGCGATATGCGCAGCTTGCGGTGGACGATTGGGCCAACCGGGACATGCCTTTGAGTTCCTATCAGATCAATCGCGGCGTGGCACTGGCAGAGATTCGCAAGGCGGGTGCGTTGGCCGGCATTGAGGAGGGGTCCGCGCAAATGCAGGCGCTGGAGCGCACGGTCAATACGCAGATCACTGGCGGTGTTGCCAATCGCCTGATGATGGACAGCCAATACGACGAAGCGTGGAAGTTCGTCAAGGGCCAGATCAAGGCTGGCGAAGTGGATGACAAGGTGGGCGAGAACCTGTTGGCATCCATCGACGTCAACCGCGACCGCTGGATGATCGACCAGTACGCGACGAACATTCGTCAGTTTGGTCGTGTCGGCATGGCGGATGACAAGGACAACGATCCAAACAGCGCACCGGCCAGCGCCCGGGACGCCATGGACATTGCGGACGGCATCAAGGATCCGGAGATCCGCAAGGGTGTTCAGGTCATGCTCAAGCAGCAGTACGCGCAGGAAGCGGCTTTGGCAAAGCAGGAATATGAGGGACTTGTGGATCAGACCGAGCAGTTCCTTGCGACTCCTGGCAACACCTACAGCATGCTTCCGCTGGACGTGGTGGCCAAGTTGAAGCCAAAGGATCGGCAGACGTTCATGGCCAACCAGCTGCGCAAAGACGATCTGGATGTGCAGGAAGAACTTGCTCGCAATCCAGCACTTCTGACGCGCGAATGGATTGATCGGAACCGAAGCAAGATGACGCCGGAAACCGCCATTCGTCTGCTGAAGGATGCTGCGGATCCCGAGAAGGTTCTTGAGGCCACGTTTGATGCCGACATGTTCAAGGAGACTGCCATGAACAACGGCATGAGCAAACTGGTGACGCCAAAATCAGACGCAGACAAGGCGCAATCTTTTGCATTGCGCAACGACATCAAGCAGCGCATCGACATTGAACAGCGCAGGCGTGGCGCAAAACTGAGCCGAGATGAAAAGCAGGCGATCATTGATTCGGTGTTTATGCAAGCAACAGAGGAAGCCAAGGTCGAACGCAGTTGGATGTGGGATTACAGTCGGCCACTTGCACAACTCACCGATGATGAACGAAGGCGCGCATATGTTCAATTGGATATGCCAGATGGAATAGAGATTGTGCGGGTTGATGACGTGCCCGCAACGTGGACGGCTCGTGTTGCGATTCCGGCGTTCAAGGCAGCAGGTGTTCAATATCCGTCATTCCGTCAGATTGCTGAACTGTGGATCAAGAAGGGTAGCCCGAGTCAATGATTGAGCCGAACATCGAAGATCGGATGGCACGCATCGCATCTGGGTCGGTTGGAGGTAATCCAATTGATCCTGATGTTTCCAGCATTCTGAATCGGCCAGCAACCGAATCGATGCCGGCCATGACTCAAACTGTTGAACCATCGGGAACGGATCCAGATGTTTCAGACATTGTTGGGCGCAGCAATCCGATTCCACTGATGTCATCTCTGATGTCTGCACGCCAGGTCGATCCTGCACAGGCGGCACGGGCGCAGACGCTTGGGCAGCAACTGGGAATCGGGCAGGACATCGCATTGCGGAACATGGGGTCCGTTGCGGATCGCGCATTCATGGCAGAGATCAATCGGCGCGACATTGCCGTTGCCAACCCGGTGGTGGCGCGATTGTTGTCACAGCGCGATTTCGCAAACATCGCCCACGATGACATTCCCAATCTGGTCGATGCCGATGAGTTCTGGAAATCGGTGCCACTGACCAACAACGTTCTGGTGGACTGGCTGCTGCCAATCGAATGGAAAAAGCAGTTTGCTGGCGGCGTTGCGAAGGAACTAGGCAATCCAGAGCGACAGGATCTTGTGCGCGACATCGTGTGGCAGCGCGACATTTCTTCCGATGAGCGCAAGGCGCGGGCCAAGCGGTTCAACGAACTGCGCGCACAGGAAGCGATGTTTGAGCCGATGTCATCTGGGTGGATTGCCACGCCAGTATCGTTCATCACGCAGCAACTCGTGGACATCCCGCGCACCCTTGATTATGTGGTGACTGGTGCAACTGTTGGAGCTGGCATTGGTGCCGTCGGCGGAATGGGCGCACTTGATTGGGCCACAATTCCGATGGGTGCGTTGGGTGGTGGAGCCGTCGGCCTGACTACAGGCTTTGGAATGAATTCGTTCTATTCCAATGCCGCAGAAATCTATTTTGATCTGACGAACAAGGGATACGATCACGAAACCGCACGAGCCGCAGCGCAGATTGGAGGCGGACTGATTGCGGCGGTGGACATTGGCACTTTGAAACTCGCGTCGGGCTTTACCCGTGGCGTCGTGAAAAAGGCGCTTGGGAATGCGATGCTGACCAATGTGCTGGAACGATTCGGATTGCAGGCAACGGAGGCGGCGGCAGAGCGTGCTGCGGCCACGCTTGCCACGCAGGCAGTGACGGCTCCGGCCAAGGTGACAATGCTTCGGGGGCTTGCAAAGGCTGGTTTGGAAGGATTGAAAGCAACTTCTGTAGAGGCTGGCGGCGAAGCGTTTCAGGATGTGATTCAGTACGCGACAGAGGTTGCTGCGAATCAGATCACGCCAGCGGAAATGCGCAAGGCGCTTCAATCGCCTGAAAGTTTGGCGGATGCCGCCAAGGGTTGGGCCAATACTTTCTACGAAACGATGCGCGGCGCGTGGGTGTTTGAGATTCCAGGCATGGCGGGTCATGTTCGCCATACCTATAAGCAGGTCCAAGCCGTTGAACGCTTTACTGCCTTGACCAATCGCGTGGCATCGCTTTCGCAGAGCAGTGCGCTGCGTGAGCGAAGCCCGGATACCTATGCCGGCGCGGTGGACACGATGGCTCAGGGAAGCGGTGCCGAAACGATCTACATCGACGGCATGACGGCACGCAACGTGCTGGCACAGGCCAATGTGTCTGATGAGCAGGTTGAGCAGATTATGCCGGGGTTGTCGGCGCAGATTCGTGATGCTGCGGAAAGCGGCACGGATGTCACTATTCCGATGGGACAGTTTGCGGCGCGCGTGGCAAATACGCCAGTTGACCAGGCATTGCGCCAGCACATGCGCGGCAATCCATCTGAAAGCACGGCTGCCGAGATGCAGTTTGCCAATCGCATGGTGACGGCAATGGTTCAGGAAAAGGAACAGGAACTGTCTGAACAGATCAGCCGCACGAAAGAGTTCATCAAGTCGGCGAATGAAGTGCAGGACACGGTTTATTCGGATCTGTTTGCGACAGGTCGATACACGGCAGAACAGGCGCGTACACAGGCTGCGTTTGCCAAGCGGTTCTATGCGACGATGGCAGCGCGGCAGAATCAAATGCCTGGCGAGCTGTATGCCAAGTTGCCATATCGCACGGTGATGGAGGGACAGGCAATTCCATCGCCAAGTCAGCCATCGCCAACTCCAGCAGTTCCACAGGCTGAAGCAACAGTTCCAGCCACGCAGTTTGCAGATGTGTCTACCGCAACGGCCGATGCGAGTGCGCAGGTGGATGCCGCTGTTGCGGCTGGCGAGTTGAATGAGCAACAGGCTAGTCAGGCTCGTAATTCAGTCAAGAAATTGAATCGGGCATCTGTTGGTGGAAAGATTGCAGAATTGGCACAGGCTGCATGGCAAGCAGCAAAGCGGAATATTGGCGCAATCAAGAATGCGGTAGACAAGGCCAATTCGGCTTTGGCAGCTCTCGGAGTGGAAGTGGTTGATCCGGTTGGAAGTAAGTATGTAGAGGGAATCCAGGAATATGAAGTTGTTTCGTTTGAGCCATACCAAGAAGGTCAAGCGAACGAGGCTCCGCATGTTTCCAGAACTATTGCTCCAATCGTTCGCAGGAACGGCCAGATCATTGCTAAAGGGCAGGTGGTGGTGCGAGAAGGCAGTCCGCAATACATCGCACAGCAAGAGCAGTTAGAAGAATCCAAGAAAGCGGAAATGCGTGCGCGACTTGGCGGCGCGGCGCAGCCGCTGGAGCAGGCAGCGATTCCATTCGCGCAGGCTCCCGTCAGCCCAGGCTTCTATTCCGCGCTTGCCAAGGCGGTCGATGCGGTCGATGCCAAGAGCATGGCGGCGTCCGGGTGGAAGGAGCGCATCAAAGGGCTCGTCAACAAGGGCGATGTCAAGCAGGACGAGGTGGACTGGAGCGGCCTGACGGACTGGCTCGACATGCAGGAGGGCAAGGTCACGAAGGAGGCCGTGGCCGAATTCCTCAAGAACAACGGCGTGCGCGTGGAGCGCGTGCAGATTGGCGGCACCGAGCTTGAGAATCTCCGCAACGAGCACGCCCGTGCGGAAATGGACTATGACGATGCCTTTGAGGCAGAGCGTGCCGCGCAGCTAGGAACCGATGAGGCGGCATGGAATGCTGCCGACGCTCGTCTTTCAGAAGCACGTCGCAGAGTTTCGGTGTTGTCGGCAAGGCTCGCGGAAACAGAACGCGCATCCACGAAGTTCAGTCAGTACACGCTTCCAGGCGGCACGAACTACCGCGAGGTGCTGATTACGCTGCCTTCGGTAATTACATCAAGGGCGGCAGAGCAGGCGCGATACAACGAACTTGTTGCGGCTGGATTCCCACTAATGGAAGCCCAGCGGATCGCTAGTGAAACTGCGGCAGACATACAAGACAGACAACTAGAATTGCAAAAGCAGCAAGAGCCATACGCATCAAACGTAGCGGAACTTGTTCGTTTGGTTTCTGGAAATGTGGAAGGATCAAGTCCATTCACAATGTTCCAATGGCTCAAGGATCATCCAAACAAAGCCGAATGGCAACCGCAAATTGATGCGTGGATTGATGCTGTTGGCGGTGATTTCCTGGCATATGTCGAAAACCGTGGATGGCTAAACGACCTTGAGGCATTCCAAAATCTCAATTTGCAAATAGAAGCATTGCGAGCGGAGCGTCGTATTCGTGAGCGTGAACAGCGCGGGTTCAAGAGCAGTCATTGGGACCAGCCAAACGTCCTCGTTCACTTCCGCCTGAACGACCGAGTCGATGCGGACGGGAAGCGCGTGCTGTTCGTGGAAGAGATTCAGAGCGATTGGGGACAGGCTGGGCGAAAGAAGGGCTTCGCAAGTCCGATGCTTTCAACGCTGCCCGCAGGAACCAAGTTGTATGAACCAGGAACGTCGCCATATGACGCGAAGATGGCAGTTGTTGAGTTGCCAGCTGGAATTGGCGGCCGCAGTTTGTTTTATGGAAACACCATTGAGGAAGCCAAGGCCAATGCACTTGCGTTCACAAAGCCCGGTGCCGTGCCGCTTGCTCCGTTTGTTGAGAACACGGACGGCTGGCTGAACCTTGGCCTGAAGCACATCATGCTTGAGGCCACGCAGGGCAACTACGACCGCGTTGCGTTCGTCAACGGCAAGCAGAGCGCGGATCGCTATGAATTGAGCAAGCAGGTGTCATTGCTATCGGTCAACAAGCAGGCCGATGGGCGGTATCTGACATACATCGAAGGCATTGACGGAAGTCCACTTATTCGTAATCGCGATGGCTTCAGCGACTCTGGTCAGAAAGTAATGACCGCTGAAGAATTGGCCGACACGGTTGGCAAAGACGTTGCCGAGCAGGCAATCAACGGCAAGCCCAATAAGGATGGATGGGTAGATGTTCGCGGCGATGATCTGAAGGTCGGCGGCAAGGGCATGATTGAGTTCTACGACAAGATCGTGCCTACGGCAGTCAACAAGTTGCTCAAGAAGTACGGCGGCGGGAAATTGGGAAACGTGATGCTTTCCAACATGCGTGAGCAAGAACTTGCGCAAGACGCCGAGCGCATGGGGATGACGCAGGCAGATGTTCTTGACTTGGCAGAACCAGGCGAATATGCAGCAGCGCAGCCCGGCTTCCTCGTCACGCCCGAGATGGTCAAGAAGCTGGAGTCTGGCCTTCCGCTGTTTCAGGCCATGCCTGCGCCTGGCGCGCCTCGCGGCGGCTTTGACCCTGCGCGACTGACAACGCTGCTGACCAAACGGTCAGACCTTACGACGTGGTTGCACGAAACCGCGCACTTCTTCTTTGTTGGTCTGTCTCAAATGGCATCGCAGGCGGATGCGCTGCCTGGCATTCGCGCTGACATGGACGCGGTGCTGACGTGGTTCAAGATTGAGGGAGCGACGCCAGAGGAGCGGTTGGCAAACTGGAACGCGCTGACGATGGAGCAGCAGCGCAAGTATCACGAGCAGTGGGCGTACAACTTTGAGCAGTATCTTGCCGATGGCAAGGCACCCAGCATTGAGCTGCAGGGCGTGTTTGATCGCTTTGCGGCATGGATTCGCGGGGTGTACAAGACCGTTCGTGATGAACTGAACGCGATTTACCGCCGCGAGTTTGGCGAGGATCTTCCGATCCTGACGGGCGAAGTGCGCTCGGTCATGGATCGCATGCTGGCATCCGAGGAGCAGATCAAACTTGCGCGCGAAGTGCAATCCGCCAAGCCGCTGTTTGCTGGTCGGCCCGAAGGAATGTCGGATGCCGAATGGGCTGCATATCAGGCGATGGCCGAGGAGGATGAGAACGAAGCGATTGCGGCAATGACCAAGGCCAGCATCGGGTCAATGGAATGGCTGTCTGGCGCGCGTAGTCGCATGCTGGCGAAGTTGCAGTCGAAGCATGACAAGGTGCGCGGCGAAATCCGAAAGCGGTTGCAGGCTGAGGTGGAACGCGAACCGGCGTATCGCGCCTTGCGGTACTTCCGTACTGGCGTGCTGGTGAACGAGGATGGAACCGAGGTCAAGACGGAGAGCGGATACAAACTGCGCACGACTGGCATCGAGCAGGTACTAAATACGGTGAACCGGATGATTCCGGTGCCTGGCACGTCAGAGATGCGATTTGCCGAGGGATACATTGATCCTCTCAAGGTTCCAAAGTCGATCATGGCTGCTGACGGCATGGACCCCAGCGTGGCGGCTGAAATGCTCGGGTTCGCCAGTGCTGAGGAAATGTTGCGCGGCGTGGTGAATGCCAAGCCGATCCGCGAGGAAGTGAACGCGCGCGCGGATGCTGAGATGGCGCGCGACTACAGCGAGTTGGCGACGCCCGAGGGGCGCGAGCGCCAGATTCAGAAGGCGCTGCACACCGAGATGCGAGAACGCATGATTGGCGTCGAGCTGCGCTGGCTGGCAAAGGCGACCCAGCCGGTGCGCGTGTTTGTTGAGGCTGCCCGTCAGGCGGCCGAGCAGATTATCGGCGGGGTGCTGGTCAAGAACCTGTCTGTGGCCGATTACACGGCTGCAGAGGCTAGGGCAGCCCGAGATGCGTCCATGTCCCTTGAGAGCCTGCAAAGCCCAGCACAGGCCCGCCAGCGCGCTTATACGGCCGAATACAACAAGGCCATTGCGGAAGGCGAACCCGAGGCCACGGCGGTAACACGGGCTAACGGAGCCGGGACGATTGCGGAAGTCAAGGCGCAGCAAAGGATTGACCAGTTCAAGGCCAAATACGGCGATGCAACGCCAGAGCAGATCACGTTGCGCGCGACCAGGCAGAGACTGCTAAACAATCAATTGGCGAAGGCTGCGCTTTCAGTTCGCGATGAAATCCAGACCAGTGTGAAGTATCTGCGCAAGGTCATGCGCGACACAAACGTCAAGCGCATGGGGGCTGAGGCGGCCGATCAGATTGCATCGCTGCTGGAGCGGTTCGACGTTCGACCGCTGACCAAGGCCGAGGCGAACCGCCGCGCTGTCTTGGCGAAGTGGGTCGAGGATCAGGAATCCAAGGGCATTGAACCCGATCTTGATCCTGAGCTGCTGAAGGAATCGTATCGGATCTCGTACAAGAACATGACGATCACTCAGTTCCGCGATTTGGTCGCGGCGATTGAGCAGATTGAACACATCGGCAAGCATGCGAACAAGTTGCTGTCACAGCAGCGCAAGGCAGAGTTCCAGGCTGTTCTTGAAACGATCAATACGCGCGTTCGGCAAAGCGCGAAGGAGCAGGGCCGAACGAACTTGGCGCGCAACCCAAACACGCCAAGCAAGGCGGTGTTCAAGCAGATCAGAAAGTTCCACATCAGTCATCTCACCGCATCCTCAATCATTCGCATTCTGGATGGCGGCAAAGATGGCGGTCCCATCGCGCAGATGTTGCTGCTGCCCATGAACAAGGCTGGCGATCTGAAAACGCAGATGACGGCCGATGCTACTGTGAAGCTGACGGAAATCCTGAAACCGTTCCTGAGCAGCGGAGCCATGACAGGTCAGATGATGACGTTCCCGGGAATCAATCGACCATTGACGCTTGAAGAGCGCATGGTCATCGCCCTGAACGTTGGCAACGCCGGCAACCTGCAACGCCTGCTGGATGGTGAGGGCTGGACGATGGACACCATTCGGCCCGTGTTGGAATCGCTGACGAGCGAGCAATGGAATGCGGTGCAACAGGTGTGGGATTATCTTGACACGTTTCGGCCTCTGTTTGCCGAGCGTTCGCGTCGGATGATTGGCCGCGAACCGCAATGGGTTGAAGCTGTTCCGTTTCAGGTGCGTACATCCGATGGCAAGGATCTGTCGCTTCGTGGTGGCTATTACCCGGCCAAGTACGACACAGAAGCAAGCATTCAGTCCGAGCGCCTTGATGCTGCCACACAAGCCGAGCAGCAGATGAATTCGGCACGCATGGTGCCCAGCACGCGCAACAGTGGTTTGCTCAAGCGCGCAAAGCAGGTCAAGAATCGCCCGATCTTGCTGAATCTGTCGGCGCTGTATTCGCGCGTGGATGAGATGATTCACGACTACGCATATCGCGAAGTCATCATTGACGCCAACCGATTGCTGAACTCATCTTTTGATGACACGATGCGCGAAACCTTTGGAGCTGAATGGGTTCGCAAATTGCGTGAATGGGTAAGTGATGTTGCGGCCGGAGACAGCGGGCCGATGGACGCTACAGATCAGGTGCTGAACTTTGTTCGTCGTGGCAAAACGGCATCGGTCATGGGATTGAACCTGTTCAACACCGTTCAGAACCTGACAGGCATGGCAAACTCGTGGGAACGTATTGGCGGCAAGTGGCTGGCAAGTGGCATTCAGCAGTTTGCGTCACGTCCACTTGAACAGATCAAGCGGGTGTATGCCATGTCATCGTTCATGCGCAATCGTGCGCGGACCAGCATGATGACTCTGAACGAGGTCAGGAATGTGGTGCAGGGCGAGAGCCGAACCATGCGACAGGTTGAGATCGCGGCGTATTACTTGACGCTGCAATCGCAGCGTGTGGTGGATATGTGTACTTGGCTGGGTCAGTACTCAAAGATGATTGCGGAAGGCAAGACCGAAGAACAAGCAATCGCTCTTTCTGACCAGGCCGTGATTGACGCACAGGGTTCTGGAATGACCAAGGATCTTGCGGCGGTCATGCGCGGGTCGGGCAAGAAGAAGATTCTGACCATGTTCTACAGTTTCTTCAACAGCACCTACAACATGATCTCGGTGAAGCAGATGACCAGCCGTGACGCGGCTGACATCGCGGCGACGTATTTCCGGGTGATTGTCGTTCCAGCAACCTTGAGTTACATGCTGAAGCAATTGCTGAAGCCGTCGGTTGATGACGAAGAAAAGGATCTGACGGAAATTGCTCGCGAGCTGGCTGGCGAAAACCTTTCGTACCTGATGAATACGGTGATCGGTGTTCGCGAACTGGCACCGCTCGCGCAGTCGGTTTTCGATTCGGACAACCGCCCGCTGACATATGGAGGTCCGGCCGTGTTTGGGGGGATTGGTGACGGATACCGATTCCTGAATCAGGTTCGCCAGGGCGAGCTTGATGCCGGCTTCAGGCGTGCATTCTTGAGCATTCTTGGCTGGGGCACAGGCCTGCCGACTGCGCAGCTGAATCGAACGCTTGATGGTTTGACAGCCATATACGAAGGCAAGACCGTCAGCCCGCTCGCGCCAGTCTTTGGTACGCGCAGGTAACGGTCGGGATCAGCGATGAGCACCAGCGCCCCAGAGTTTGACCACGGAATCAGCCCCGCCGCTGGTGCTCATTCTTTGCATTCCGTGGTTAGACCTCTTTCGGGCTACTCGGTGATACTGGCTGACCCGCCGTGGAAATACTACGGAGATCCGAACAAAGACCAAGCGTGTGGAAAACACTACAACTGCATGACGCCAGAAGAAATCGCCGCGCTGCCGGTAAAGATGCTCTGCGCCGACCGCGCCGTGGTGCTGGTGTGGGCGACGTGCCCGATGCTCGACGTGGCGATGGATACCATCCGGGCATGGGGACTCCACTATCGAGGCGTGGCCTATGTGTGGGTGAAAACCCGCGCCGACGGCGGAATCATCAACGGGCAAGGCGTGCGACCGACGCTGACAAAACCGACAACCGAACTTGTGCTGGCTGCCAGCACGGTGAAGCGTGGAAGGCCGCTCAAAATCCTGAATGAAGGGCAAGGGCAAGTCGTCCTCGCGCCAAGAGGAGAACACAGTAAGAAACCAGACGAAGTGCAGAAGCGAATTGAAACACTACTCGGCGACGTGCCGCGCCTCGAACTATTCGCAAGGCGGAAACGACCAGGTTGGGATGCGTGGGGCAATGAGGTCTAACAGGTATCCGTAACGAGGTACGGCATCCGTAAGTTTTGAGAACTATCCCGGAGCAAACGCATGACGATCAATTCGACCACCCGAACTGCTGGACCCTTCATCGGTAACGGGACGGCTTCCGTCTTTCCGTTCACGTTCAAGGTGTTCCAGGCTTCGGATCTGGATGTCATCAAGCTGACGATCAGCACTGGCATTGAGTCCACGCTTGTGCTTACTACCGACTACACCGTCAGCCTGAACGGCGATCAGAACAGCAACCCCGGCGGCAACGTGACCTTGACTGCCGGCGCGCTGGCGGCTGGTTACACGCTGACGATCACCTCCGACATCGCCAACCTCCAGCCCACGGACCTGACGAATCAGGGTGGGTTTTATCCCGAGGTCATTACTGATGCACTTGACCGGGCCACGATCCAGATTCAGCAGATGGCTGATGATCTGACTCGTTCAATCAAGACTCCGATTTCCGATGGTTTGGCGTTGAACATGGAACTGCCGACGGCAGCGCAGCGCGCCAATTCGTTCTTTGCGTTTGATGCCAGCGGCGAGCCAACAATGGTTACTGCTGGATCCAGTGGCGCTCCGGCAACAATTACACGGCAGACGTTCAGCGGCACGGGATCACAGACGGCGTTTACGCTGGCATCAGATCCTGGCGCGCTTGGTAACAGCGCACAGGTCTACATTGGCGGCGTCTACCAGCAGCGCAGCACATACACGATCAGCGGCACGACCCTGACGTTCTCAGCTGCCCCGGTGGCCGGGACCGACAACATCGAGTTCGTGAACTTCCTGACCGACAACATTGGAAGCACCAGCGCCGATCTGGTGACCTATACGCCAAGTGGAACTGGCGCAGTCGCACGCAGCGCGGCAAGCAAGTTTGGCGATGTGGTCAGTGTCAAGGACTTTGGCGCCGTCGGTGATGGTGTGACGGATGACACGGCGGCCATCAATGCGGCGTTGCTGGCAAGTCCAGCGGTGTTTCTGCCCATTGGAACCTACAAGACAACGGCACCCATCATGCTGAATGACAGCAACATTCTTGTCGGCGCCGGCATCACCTCAATCATCAAGAACACTACTGGCTCATCCGTGATTCGATCCGTTACGCCGACCGGCGCCAGGATCTATCACGTCGGCGGTGGCAACTTCAAAATTGAGGGCAACACGTCTGGCGCAGCGGCCGGCAGCATCGGCCTGGACATGCAGAACGTGACGTATGCCAGCTGGACTGACGTGTGGATCAATTATGTCGAAACCGCGATCAGGCACGGCAATGGGTATCCGTCGTACTACAACGACTATTTCACCTGCACGATCACGTCCTGCACAATTGGTATCGACAACTCCAGCGGCGGAAACGAAAACCGATTCACGGCTATGCGAATTGGCGCCACTACGGGCACCAGCGATCAGGCATGTACGTCCAACACTTATTTGGCATGCGCGATTGAGGGCTTTACGACTGGGCACAAAATTACTGGGGCAGCAACACAGGCCATTCGCTACATCGGCAGCCGACTGGAATCTGTTGTTGGCGGTGCGGTCGGAATCGACATCAACGCATCTGCACAGCAGACGCAAATCCTAAGCCCGTTCTTCAGCGTCGCTACAAACATTGCGGATGCTGGATCCAGTGGCGCAACCGTTCTGTATTCGGACGAATTCAAGATCAACTCTGGAACGGCAGCGCAACGCCATGTGGTTTCCAAGGTGGTCAAATCGATTGCATCGCTTGCGCCGCTCACGTGTCGGCAGGAACAATTCACCGTTTCGTCCCTTGGCGGTGGACTGGCAAATCGAGACATCGTTTCGTTTACCGCGCCTATTTCGTGGCCAGCAAAGGTCATTGCCGGACCAGTCATCAATGGCGGCGCGGGCATCGTCTATGTGAATCTGTACAACACTGATACGGTCAATACCGCCAACTTCACGGCAGGCGAAACGTATCTGTTTGATTCTTGGCGATATGCCTAACCTTTGTGAAACCATTTGGCCTAACCCATGCCCATGACCAAACCAACATCTGAACAGGTCACGTTTCTCGCCTCTGGTACTGGCGCGTCCCAGCGCACGGTGCTGGACAAGCTCCGCGAAACATTCAACGTCATGGATTATGTTCAGGGCGATTGGGTGCCAAATGATTCAGCCAAGGATTTCACTCCAACTTTTGCAGCAGCGATTGCCGCTGTCGCTGCTGCTGGAGGAGGCGTGCTGGAATTTGTTGGCAAAGACAACTATTACTTTCTGACTCGCCCGCCCGAAATTTCTGGCGGCGTATGTCTTGAAGGCAACCGCTGCATCATTTACAAAAAGTACATTGAAACGGGTACGGGAACATATGCTGGCGCTGAAGGGACAAAGCGCGGCGTGTTCTCGTTTGACGGCAACACCAACAACAACACGTTCATCAGAAATTTTTCAATTATCAACGATGGGTGGGATGGTGTTGATACGACCGGCAATGGAAGTGCGATCAGCATTGTTTCCGATGCTGGAGATAGCAACGGTCCAGGAATCATTTTCATTTCAGGAATTCATTCAACAGCCACATCTACTGGGCTGGCTGCACCGGCAGACTACGTTTGGTGGAAAACCAATTTCTTCTTTGATGGATCCGAACGTAGAACCTCGCCAATTGGCATTCGTGGCCTTTACGTAAGTGATTGCACATTGTTTACGGCCGCCGTTGCTTCAATTGAGGCATATGCAGTTGAACATTTGTTTGTGAACTCTGTTGAAGGCAACGTGAATAGGACCGGCGCTGTTGGCGTCAAGATTGATGGCGGAACTCGTAGCGGAGGAATCGGAGCGCAATCAGATAGGCCAATGTTTACTGGTTGCGATTTTCAGTCCGTGTTTGGATACAAAATCGGAACTGAATCCGCAGCCACGCATTCGTATGTGCAATCGCCTGTCATTACTGGAACAATTGGTCAGCTTGAACTTGGATCACAAGCATTGTCTCCAACATTGTTTGGATCTCAAACCAATACGCTTACTACAGCATCTTCGGCATATACGATGGTTACCGAAGATGGTTCAAATTTGAATGGCGCGGTTGCGGTCAATGGAACTTTGACAGCAAGCGGTCGAATTCTTGCAAACGATGCTGGAATTACCGGTGTCAAATATCCCGTGGGATCAACGGCCTGGGGCGTGGCTCACATCGGAGCAGTCGATACTGGCGCATATTCAAATCCAACACTTGCGGCTGGCGAGTCGATCCGAATTACTTGTTCGTCATCGAAATTGTTTGCGGTGTCATTGGGAGGCGGAGCTGCATGCTTGTTCTTTGCTGATTACAAATCTGCAACTGTGACCTTGCTTTCAAATCCAAGTAGTGAGTTTACAAACGCTACTGGAACCGCAAACAAAGTCAGCATTACCAAGTCCGCAAACAGTCATCAGGTTCGTATTTACAACGAATGGACCGCCACGTCTCAGATTGTGAGCATTTGTTCAATCGGAAACGTGCCAACAATCATTTCTATGGGTGTCTGACATGATCTATCGAAAACACGATGCAGACCACGTTGTGAATGTTGACAATGTGTGGCCATTGATTCCAATCACCAGTCCCGAATATGTCGCGTGGCTTGCAAATGGCAACACGCCTATTGAACAAAACCAAGAATGATCCGGTCGCATGGTGGCATCTTTGGTCGCAACCCTGCGTTCCAGGATGTTGACGTTCAGGGCAATCTGACGGTTGCTGGCACGGCGTCGTTTGGCACGGCAGCATTCACGAATGTCACCATCACCGGGGATCTGTCGGCGTCCACGATTGGACTGACCACGCCAGGCTGGGCGTCGTTCACCAACATCGCGTTGCCGTCTGGCGCAATCGGCGACATCCAAATGGTTGGTGCTGGCGTTCGGATGGTCGTGGACAGTGCGAACAACACCATCAGCATTGGCGATGTCACCGGGTCGGGCGCATCAACCGAAATCGTCATCAACGACGATACTCAAACGATCACATTGTCGGGCGCAGTCAGTGCTGGTTCCGTTACGGCATCGACCGTCAATCTGCTGGCATTCAAGGCAACGCAAGGTCCCAACATTGCTATTGGAACCTCGGCTGGAAATGCTCTTGCCGCGGGCGCGACGGACAACATTCTGATTGGTTCAGCTGCTGGCGATGCCATTACGACCGGGGACAGGATCATTGCGATTGGGGATGATGCTGTTGGAGCGGCCACGACGTCGGTGGATTGCATTGGAATCGGGCACAATGCGTTGCTGCTGAACACCGCCAACGGTTCGATTGCAATTGGTGCCAGGGCGCTGGATGCACTTACCACCGGAACAAACAACGTCGCGCTTGGAACGGATGCCGGCACCGCAATCAATACGGGCGCCAACAATTTCGCTCTTGGAACCAACGCGCTGAAGGTTGCGACAACGGTCAGTAGCAATGTGGCTATTGGAACCGATGCGTTGCAGGCAAAGAGCAGCAGCGGTGACGGCAACGTGGCGATTGGAACCAGTTCGTCATATCGATTGACAACCGGATCGCAGAACACGGCAATCGGATTCCAGTCGCTGTTTGGTGGTGGCGCGGGCCCGAACACTTGCAATGCAAACACGGCCGTTGGATACAACTCCATGGTTGGCATCACCAGCGGTTCGTACAACTCTGGCATCGGAATCAGTTCGTTGTTCAGCCTGACAACGGGACAGCAGAACACGGCGGTCGGTACGGAATCGCTGTATTCAATTACGACCACCAGCGACAACACCGCGATTGGTCAGCTTGCCCTGCGCAACGTGACTGGCGGAACCGGGAACATCGCCATCGGAATCAACGCCGCCAGGTACAAGACAAGCAGCAACACCAATCACACTACGACCGGCAACTACAACGTCTACATCGGACCGCAAGCACGGGCCAGCGGGGACTCTGTAACCAATGAGGTGGTGATCGGTGGATTCGATTGTCTTGGTTTGGGTTCCAACACCACGACCATCGGAACTATTGGTACGACAGCCAACAGGATTTACGGTGTCGCATCCACCGGGCAGGTGGCGCCGACGATTGCAAGCGCCGCGACGATTGCGCCTACGACGTCAATCGTGTTCATTTCTGGAATTACCCAGATCAACACGATCACGGCGCCAACGCTGATTACGGGAACGGGAGGGCGAATCACTTTGATTCCCACCGGCTTGTGGACTACCGGAATCACAGGCAACATCGCACTTGCATCGACTGCGGTAATCAATCGTGCCTTGACAATGACCTACGACGCCGGCACGGCGAAGTGGTATCCGTCCTACTGACATGAGCATTGAACCCGAATATCTGACTGGTCTGGAAGATGTCGCGGCGCAGATGCGATCCATCATGGATGGCTCGTTTGTTCAGGACGCGATCATGCCGGAACCTCTGTCAGCGATCATGGAGCGTCTGGTGGCGCATGTCGAAATCATCGTGCGCATGTATCCCAATGAGAATCTGATCCGGTTTGCCGATGTCGCGAATCAGGGGCGCGCCTGGATCTTGGAAGGGAATCGCTGATGCCACTGCAATCCGCTCGTACCGTGACGGCCGCAAATCAATGGACTACGCCGCTGAACCTGATCGGCTGGTTCACCGTCACGATCCGGCGAGCTGACGGGGCGGTGGGATCTTTGGGTGGCACCACCGTCACCGTGCAGCGTTCCGTGGATGGCGGCGCGTCCTATCAGGACGTGGATCGCTGGACCAAGACGAGCGAGGACATCGGCTTTGAGGCCGATCAAGCCCTTTACACTATCGGGGTCAAGACGGGCGAATACTCGACCAGCGTATATGTCGGGTTCACATTCGTCGGCAGCGTGCGAGCATAGGAGATCGGAATGGATCAGCAGATCATCAACTGGGTGTTTGGCGTCGCGTGCGCGGCAACGGGCTGGGTAATGAAGGTGCTGTGGGATGCCGTGAGCGATCTCAAGCGCGACATGCGCCAGATTGAGCGTGACCTGCCAGGGATCTATGTTCGCCGCGACGATTTCCGGGATGCGGTTCGCGAGCTGAAGGCGGACATGCAGCACGGTTTCGACAAGGTTGAGGCTGCCTTGGGCGCTCTATCGGAGCGACTGGACAAGCAGCAGGATCACAGGGAATGAACCGTGCTGCCGCCTTGGCCTGTGCTTTGGTGCTGGGCTGCAATCCTGTTCAGCGGATCGCACTCAATACGAATGAGATCAGCGCGCAAGCGCAAGCATTGTCCGATCACGGGCGGCATATGGGGGACGCGGTTGTCGTTGACCGATCCACGAAAATCCTTGAACTGGCGGCGGACATTCACGCGACGCTGCCGGACGTTGAGGCGCGCACGCCGGCGTGGATGAGCATGCTGATGTGGTTGGCTGGCGCCGTGGTTGCCGTGGCTGTGTGCATCATCCTGTGGCAGACCGGGATTGGTCGAACGATCAAGGTGCTGCTGGGCTGGATCCCTGCGCCTATTGAGCGCGAGGCCAAGTTGCTCAAGGATGTGATGGACCCCAATCGTCAGGAGGATCTGCGGGAATTCGTGGCGGCCCGCAGGGCTAGTTCGCCGTTGTTTGATTTGGCCTGGCGCAAGGCGAACGACAATCCAGCCGCTACACAGGAGACGCAACATGATGATGCTCGCTGACTTTTCGTCCTTCCTCGGCTCGCTCTGGTTCGCCGGCCTGGCCTTCGTGGTCGGGCTTGGTGCGGGTTACGTTCTGCGCAGCAAGAAGCAGCTCTAATCGCACCCGGGCTGAAATCAAGAACCCCCCGCTGTCGGAGCCGGGGGGTTCTTTGTTTCTAACCACGCCGTGGTTCAGGTGGGAACTCTGCGCTTGTGCTTGCGTTCCCATTCAACGATGTCATCCAAGTCGTAGACCACGCGCGCGCGTGATCCGTCTCCGATCTTGACGTAGGGCGGCCCCTCATTGTCGGCGCGCCATCGGCGGATGGTGTAAGGCGCGACGCCGTATCGCCGTGCCAGGTCTGCGGTTGAGAGCATCACCTTACTCATCTGCATTCACCTCCACGGTTTCAACCTGCTCGGCTTCGGCGGCCTCGGGTTGTGGCTCCGGCCGCGCAGTCTTGACCGCCATGGTGCGCCGGAGACGGCTTGTGGGGCGTTCCTGCGCCGGAGGCTCCGGCAGGGCAGGCTGGGCGTTCGCGTCGATCCTGACGGCTCCTGCTGCGTCCTGACCGATTCCGGTCGCCTCGTTATCGGAATCCAGCACGCGGTCAAGGTCGGCGCTGCTGGGAAGGCGCTTTGCCAGGCGCTTGATGGCTGTCTTCCGCGCCATCTCGTCCCACCAGTTTGTCCAGGCCGGGCCGTTTGCCGCCTTGCTGGCACGGCGCACCTTCTCGACTTCCGCAACGCTCATCACCTCGCGGTAGATCGCTCCGTCCTTGGTCTTTGCGATGGCGTACACGGCCACGGCGCGGCCACGGTCTTCGCCCAGGTGGGGCTTGTGCGTGATGCGATCATCGTCACCCAGGGCGTAGTCAAACTGATCACGCTGGTACACGACATTCGCGCTGATGGTCGAGAGTTCGCCGCTGTTGCGAATCTTCTTCAGGATGCCGCCGATCATCGGCATGTACTGGAGCGCGTCGCCAAACGGAACCAGCGCGGCCTCGCGACCGTCGAGCAGTAGACCATCTTGCGCAGCCTTCATGCAGGAACCCAGCAGGCTGCGCCGGTCGGCGTTGAGAAACTTCGGGTTCATTTGCACGGCCGTGATGACGGTCCGAATGAAACGATCCGCCGGGATCTGCGGCGGCAAAGCAGCGGTGAACTCCGGCTGCATGCGGGCGAGCGTGGATCGGAACTGTTCGATTGGAGTGATTGCGGTTGTCATTGGTTAGTTCCCTTTCTTCGGGGTGAAGCGGAAGTTGCGATACCCGGCGCGCGCACCAACGTAGGTGCCGACCATCTCGGGCGTAATCAAAGTGCCAGTCGATGCCTTGACCATGCCACACGAAATCGTCCCCAGATCGGACACAACCCTTGCGGCATCGCCGATCCGAGTCAGCAATTGAGCCTTGGTCTGTTCCTTGAGATCGGCCATGTTTGCCGCCTCGCGCGAAACAAACTGATATTGCGCGATCAGTTCGGTCAGCTCAGGATCGGCCGTCATCACTTCGCCGTCGTTTGCATTGGCATGCAGGCGCTTGATTACAAAATCCGCGTCGCGCGTGTAATCGGCTGAAGGCGCCTTGCCTGCGGCGACGGATGACCAGAACGCATTCACGCGCTCGCGCAGAGTCGCACCGATTTCCGCATCGCGCTCGCGTCGAACCCAGCGCACGCGGTTGCCGCCGACCAACGCGATCAGGATGCAGAACGGCTCATCAGCCACCTCCATCTGGTGCTGCATCTGAAGTTCAATGTGTTCCGGCGCCTCCAGCGTGGTGCCGTCATCAATCCACTTCTGTGCAAACTGCACGGCGTCCACGTTCTTGACTTCGATCAGGCCGCCGGCCACAAGCGAATAGTCGAACGAAGATCCCATGAGCAGCTGCGGAATGCGCATGTAGTAGTTGGCTGGCTGGATGTTCCACCCCTCGTCGGCCGCAACGCCCTGCGCAATGACTGCTTCCAGTCTCTTTCCCCAGGTCATGCGCTCGTTCTCCTGAATGCGCACGATTTCCGCGTTGGCCTTGCGGTGCCACAACTCAAACTCGGTCATGTACGGAGACAGGCCAAACAACGCGCTGACCTCCGTGGACGTCACGTCCTTCGCGCGCTGTTCCAGCCACGCCTGTTCTGATGTGCGTTCGATGCGTTCACGATTCATGTTGTCCCTTTCGGTTGGCCTCGCGGAATTGCGAGGTGTTGCCAAGATAGCAACACATTGCGTGCCGTCAAGTGGGGGGAAGTGGGGAAGTTGACAGAATGTCAACGGGCGATAAGATCGGGCCATGAACCCAGCGGAGGTTGTCATTGCACGATTTGGAGGCGTCAGGCCCGCAGCTAGGGCGCTTAGGAGAGATCCATCTGGGATCTGCCGCTGGCGTGAGCGCGGTGCAGTTCCGACGTCCGCACAGAAACTGGTGCTGAAAACCGCAAAGGCCATGCGCATTCGCATTACAGCGGAAGAACTGATCTATGGCGCAGCTCGCTGAAATCCTGCTGCCATGGCCGGAACCCCGGCTATCGCCAAATACCCGGCAGCATCACATGGTGCTGGCCTCCGCTAAGGCCGCGTACTTTGCCGTGTGCCGCTCCGCTACCAGCGAGCAGATCGCGTGGGATGCCGTGCCTTCGCAGCGTCGGCTGACACTGCACATCACATTTCACCCGCCCACGAAACGGCGGTACGACCTGGACAATTTGTACGCGCGCATGAAATCCGGGATCGATGGCTTATGCGCGGCCCTTCAAATTGACGATTCACAGTTTGAGGAAACCACCCTTCGGCGCGCAGACAAGCAGCAAGGCGGATCTGTGATCATCAAAGTGAGGGAACTGTGAAGCCAGAGATCATTCAGAAACTTGTGGATCGGATCGAATCGCTGACCGGAGAGGATCCGTTCTACACGATGATTACGCGCGACGAGATCACGCTGCTGGTTCACCTGGCAGATTCGTGGGCTTCGCGCGTCGATGCGCTAGAGAAGCGCAACATTGATCTGTTAGGCAAGATCCGCGTTGGCGACGAGCTGGCGCGGAAATTAGATGCGGACAAGAAATCGCTCGTATGCGAGCGAAATGCGTTGCGTCGTTTGTATTGCGAATCAGAGGCGAAGCGCCGGCGGTGTTCGCCGGAAACTGTCGCCGTCAGTCACCGCTGGTTGAAACTGTACCCAGCGTCCATTTGAAAGGGACTCACATGCAGAAGCTGTACGACATCGTTGCGAAGGTTGGTGAATACCAGAGCAAGGACGGGGAAACCAAGGCCAAGTGGCAGACGGTTGGCGCGCTGTTGGAGGGCGACAAGGGGCCGTTCCTGATGCTTGCGAAGTGGTTCAACCCGGCTGGCGTCCCTGACGCTCGCGGCGGCGAGAACATCCTGCTGTCACTGTTCAAGCCAAAGGAGCAGGATGGAGACCGCAGCCAGCGCGAGTCGCGCCCGCAGCAGAACGCTGCGCCGGCCGCTGTGCGCGAAGTTCCCAGCGCCAGCAAGACGCGGGCGAAGCAGGCTGCCCCAGCGCCAGCGCCGGTCGCTGGTGATGATGAAATCCCGTTCTAATCCATCGGGGGACATATGCCCTATCTGAGCGTGTGTAGCGGCATCGAAGCTGCCACGGTTGATTGGCATCGACGCGGATCGATCAGGGTCGGCTTCAGCGAGATTGAAGTGAAGGAGTTGTGGCGATGAAGCCGATTGACGGGTTTATTTTTGACCGAGAATGGCGCAAGGCGTGTCATGTGGAGCCGTGCGGCGTGAAAGATGTTGATGTATTCATTCACGCACATTACCTCAGAAAGAGGCCGGCGATTGTTCTTCTTGCTTTGGTTATGCTGCACAATTCGCGCCAGGTTGGATGCGTAATTTATTCCGCACCTCCGCGTGAATGCGATAAGAGGTACGGAGGCAAAACATGGGAACTGGCCAGGCTGTACCTGCTGGATGAAATTCCACAGAATGCCGAAACTTGGCTAATTGCGCAAAGCATAAAGTGGATTAGGCGAAATCGACCAGATGTATGTAATTTGGTTAGTTACGCCGACCCAAGCGCCGGCCATTCCGGCACGATTTATCGTGCGGCTAACTGGCGCAAGGACGGGCAAACTGATGATGATCGCAAGACTCCGCGCTGCGATTACTATGACGCAAGGACGGGAAAGAAGTACGGGCGTCGTGGCAATATGCCAACGGATGCTGTTGTCGAACGAAGGCCTAGAGTTAGCAAGCACCGTTTCGCGATAACTATTCGGCCCGCGATACAAGGCGCTGGGGAACAGCATGGCCGTCAATTGCATGGCGTGGATCGGGGAACGCATTGCAATCGTTGATTCGTTACCATAAGCGAAACGGCCCCCGTAGCGTGCGGGAGCCGCTTCTAACCGTAACCGCGCCGACTAGAAGGCGCAGGAGGCTTTGATGAGTGTACAACCCGACAGCGGTGCGCTGGGCTTCATGCCGTTCTATTACCAGCGGTTCGCATGGTCTACGCGCGGCTGGCCGCCAGAAGCTGCGCTGGCTTACTTGTTCCTGCTGTGCGAGCAATACAGCAACGGCGGCCTGAACCCTGACCCACAGGTGCTGGAGGAGATCGCGCCAGGCACGGTTGCGCATTGGGATCGCATCAAGCGCAAGTTCACCCAATGCTCTGACGGCCTGCTTCGCAATGCGCGATGTGAGGAGTTCAGGGAGAAAGCATTGGCCGCCGGCGACCGAAGGAAGCGTCAGGCCCGCAATGCAGCAGCAATGCGTTGGCAATGCTCGAGCAATGCTGGAGCAATGCTGGAGCAATGCTCGAGCAATGCGGCAGCAATGCTCATCGATGCCAACGATAACGATAACGAGAACGATATCGATAACGAGATCGAAAACCAGAGCGAGAGCAAGAAAACAGAAACGCTCAACGGCTTTGCCGTCGAGCCAGTTTCAGTCCCGGCTGCAAAGCAGCGCCGAGCAGTTATCAGAACCGAGGTGCTGGAGGAGCTGTGGGGACTGTTCCCGCGAAAGGTGGGGAAGCGAAAGGCGCTCACGCTCCTCGACAGGGCCGTGCGCGAGGTCATGGATGACTTTGAGCAGGACGATCCAGCCGACGCAATCGAATGGATGCGTGAGAAAATCACCGCGATGGCTCAAGCCACGCGCACGCTTGAGACGAAATTCATTCCGCACCCAGCGACCTGGCTGCACCAAGGCCGGTACCTCGACCCGGTGGAGGCAACCTGATGCGACTGACCAGAAACGCCAACACCGCACCCGGCGCGGAATCGCGAGGCGGACGCAATCACTTCAACCCAGCCGCGCCAGTCCGCGACTTGCGCGAATGTGCAATTATTTTGAACATTACCTACGAGCAGGCGAAGGCCGCGCAGCGATCCGCGTTGGACAAGCTGCGGGAAGCACTGCAAGCATTTCAATACGAAGGGGAACGAGCGTGAACCACATCATCAAGCGACTGCGTGAGGTGCAGCGCGTCAGCACCAGCATTGACGGAGCCGCGATGGCCGGCGTCGCAGCAGACATGATCGAAGCAATGCAGGACGAGATCCGGGAACTGCGCAAGGATGTGTGCTGGCTGGAGTCACTGCGCACTCGCAATTCCGTTTTGGAACCAGGTCGAACACCCGAGGAAATTGCCGAGGAGCGCGAATGGGACTGCTTCAAGGAGACACGATGACGGAGAAAATAGACATCGTGGATCGGCTGCGCAGTATTTGGCATGACAACGACTGCACTAGAGCATTGATTGAACAAGCGGTTGACGAGATTGAACGGCTGCGAGCCGAGCGCGACGAGGCGAGGATGAAATTTTGTAAGAGCGAAGCGGCAGCGCGCACCCAATCCGCTTGGTCAAACGGAATTTTGATGCGCTACCTTTGGCAGGACATTGCGCGGGAGCAGGGCTGGGACTGCTTCAAGGAGAAGCCATGAGAGACGAATCAGCATCCGAGGAATGGCGCAGCCCATGGGAAGTGGCAACGTGGAAGGCGCTCATCATCGCCAGAAACGAACGCGACGAGGCACGCCGGGAATGCTGCCGCTGGATGGCCGAGGCCGAGGGTGGCACGCCAGAGGAACACGCGCAGGAGCAGGGATGGGACTGCTACACCCAGCAGACGTTCCCGACCAACCAGGAATCACGGAGCGAATCGACATCACTTCCTGACAACGGTGGCGGAAACGATCCAGAGGATGACGGCGCATGAGAAGCGAAACAGCAGCCACGATTCTTGAATACTTCGCCGGCGCCAACTGGGCGCGCGAGGATTCAAAGCGCCACGAAGCAGCGTCGCAGGTGCTGGCCGAATGCACGCATGAGGAAATCACGCAAGCCTGCACGACCATGCGGCAGTCCATTTCGCGAAGCGCCATCAAGCCCGAAGAACTGCTTGGAGAAATCAAGCGCAACCGCAAGAAGACCAGCAAGGCAACGAAGTTCTGGGAAAGCAGCATCGACGGCAACGAGGTCGAAAGGCACCGCGCTGAAATGCGCCGCGATCTACTGCTCGCACCACGCGAGGTTGTCGCAAGGGGCGTCGCGCATTGTCGAAAGGTTCAGGCGCTGGACGCGCAACCCTTGGCACCAGACATCAGCACTTGGTCGAACTTTGAAGTCGGCGTCGTTCACGCAGCAATTTCCATTCTGGAGGAATCAAATGAAGCACGGAGTTGAACTGACGGATCGCCTGTATGAACACTGGCATCGGACTGGGCTGACCATCGCCGTCGAGGCCGCAGCCGAAATCGGAAGCCTGATCGGAATGGTCACGCTGGCAGAGCAGCGGGAAGCCGAGCTGCGAAAGAACCGCGACAGCCTGGACTACGAGGTGCGCCAGTTGCACGAATTGGTGCGACGCCTGTTCCACGAACGAAACAGCGCCAGGCATTCAGCCTGCGAAGCAGTCGCCGCCGGCAGCCGGGGTGCCCTGAGCGTCGAGGACGTCGCGCGTCAGATGGGTTGGAATCTCCGGGAGGCCCACGCATGATCCGCAGAACCGCACGCCAAGCAACCCGGTGGGACACGCAGGACGAGGCATTTCGGGACAGCAAGGACATGGCCTTCGGCCTGCGCTGGGCGATTCTGGAAATGCTTGAGGAGCGGCCATCGACCTGCGACGAGTTGGAACTGGCGTGCAATCGCACCCACCAGTCCGTCAGCGCCGCGATCAACGGACTGATGCGTGACGGCGAAATCCGGGCTGCCGGCACCCGAAAGACCCGTTCCGGCAGGTCGGCCCGGGTATGGGAAATCTGCCCCCGTTACTAAAGTCTGCACAGTATGTTGCCGATAGTGGGATCATGTTGACCACACTCATCGCCATCGTCATCTCGCAGGCCACCCCCACAACTGACAGGCTCCCAAACGCGCTAGAACGGGCTGTGCTGCATTCGTTGCGTCAGGTGGAGTCCGGGGGCCACCCAGACCCAAAGAACGCGGTAGGGGACAACGGCAGGGCCATCGGGCCATACCAGATCCACCGGCAGTACTGGCAAGACGCAGTGCAATTCAGGCCCAGCCTTGGCGGAACCTACGAGAGCTGCCGCGAAACCGCG